TACTTAAAGCTGTGTTGACTGTTCTTATACGACTAACAGCAATGGCAATTGAGCCTGTGCTGAATGCGTGTAATATTATTTCTCTAGTTTCTTGACCATACGCTGATTGTGTAAATGAGCTGGTCAAACTAGCACTATCATTTCTTGTTCTACTTGGCGCGGTGTTTATGGTAGCAGTTGAACTTAATGAACTAGATGAATTTTTAATTGCTTGAGCAGTTGTGGTTTGACTACTTGTACAAGTCAAATTGCTTTGAGCTTGTTGTAAACGAATTCGATTGGCTGTAATTGAGATTGAACTTGAACTACCACCAATAAAAACATAATCATCACCAAAATAATTTACAGCATATGGTGTTAGGTCAACTCGAGCAGATTGTAATTTACCACCTGATGCGGTTTGACTTGTGGTTGTAGATAATGCGGTGGTAACAGAACGAATTCTTGTTGTAGTTTCGGTAACTGTACTTGAACTTGATACATTGGCGTTTGTATTTTTAATTCTGCTTGGTGTAACAGTTAATGTGCTGGTATCAAACGCAATTAAAATAGTGATCTTGATATCACCACCAAAGGCAACCACAGTGGACTGGCTGACAACACTGGCAGAGGCATCAGCCGTGTAGACAAAATAGTCTAAGCTGGGTGTAAAGTATCCGTCAACGAAATAATAAAGATCTTGTGTCATAATTAACTAGGTATCAATACAAATCCAAAAATATTTCCGGAATTTGCTGTAGATTCCGTATTATCGAGAAAAGTAACCCCATTAGATGTTGATTCCCATTGAACAAAAGTAGTAGATCCTACTAAATTGGTTCTACTAGGTGTTACACTATTAGTTGCTCCACTACTTCCTTGATCAAATCCACCAAATGCGATATAAGGTCCTGTAATAGTACTCATTGTTATTGTAATAGGATTTTGACCTGTTCGAGTACTATAAGTTCCTTGATAGCCGCCACCTGATGTTGAATTTACAGATACAATAGCCCTACTTGCTCTATATACAATACATTGTACACTTCGTACACTAGTTGTAGTATTTGATCCTGGCATAACAGTAATATTAGTGCCACCTTCGGAACCTGTAGCAATTTTATAAGAACTTCTTGTAATTTGATAACCATTAGATTGATTAGGACCATTGACTCCTATCGCTGTAAAACCTGTAGGATAAGTTGTACTTGTTCCAGGTGCTGTACCACCGCTGGCATAATAATCATTAATTACAATAAGATCTCCCGCATTAATAGATGCCGGAGCAGTAATACTCCAAGTGCTACCGGCACTTAAAGATGAAGCATAAGCCGTAGTACTATTAAAATAGGCCAATGTAAATGATGGAGTAGTCGGTTGAGCCGTTAATCCATTAAGATGAAATGCTCCAATAGGCATTATGCGAATCCTTTTGCCAAACTGGCATAATAGTTTGTACCATCATAAAATATAGTCATAATATCTATAGCATTAGCGGCCGTTGATAATGTTTTTGACGCACCACTAAATTTCATTGTACTAGTTAGCGTATATGGGCCACCTGAGGCTGGTTGTGTTATGATTAAGGTCATTGATTGACCTGCTACTGGGAAGGAAAATGCGTTAATTGTTATGTTACCAGTTAATGTAATTTTTTGTGTAGTACCACTTCCAGCAGATGGTGTAAGTGTACCAGTTGTAAATCCACTAGTATAAACAGTTTCAACTGTGGCGCCAGTCCAAGTTAATGTGGTAAATTTACCTGTTGATGGTGTTGTACCACCAATAGCAGGGGGACTTGCTAGATATGTGCTGAATCCACTTCCTTGAACTGTTTGATTAACTGTTAAACTAGTTGAATTAACTGTAAAACCTGAACCGGTGGTAATTGTTGTACCTTGAATTGTTGTGCCAGTAATCGCCGCCGCAGTTGTTCCACCAATCGCTGGAGGACTTGCTAGATATGTTGAGAATCCAGTACCACTAACACTTGAACTGGCTGATAATGTAGTAAATGCCCCAGTTGATGGAGTTGTACCACCAATAGCAGGAGGACTTGCTAGATAAGTTGAAAATCCAGTACCACTAACTGTACTACTTGCTGATAGTGTTGTAAATGCTCCTGTTGATGGAGTTGTAGCACCTACAGTACCATTAATATTAATTGAAGCAGTACCAGTCAAATTGGTTACTGTACCACTTGAAGGAGTACCTAATGCGCCACCTACAGCTACATAATCTGTACCTGCTGTGGCACTACTAACAACACCACTTGCGGCCTTTAATAGGCCACTTAAACTAGTAGCCAATGTTGTTGTGCCAGTTGCGGTCAATGAAGTAAATGATCCAGTATTAGGAGTAGTGGCACCAACAGTACCATTATGAGGTCCACTAAAACCAGTGTTGGCTGTGATAGTTGTTCCAGTAATCGCGGCTGGAGTTGTGCCGCCAATAGTAAAATTATTGATTGTTCCAAGTGTGCCAGCAGTAATAGCACCAGTTCCTACAATATATAAATTACCTGCTCCTATGCCACCGGTTGTATAAATTGAATTATTTGCTAAAGAAGAATTACTAGTGGCAGTATTAGTTGAACCTATATAACTACTTGAACCAGCACTAAAATTTGAAGTAATTGTTAATGTTGTAAATGTTCCTGCCGCGGCTGTTGTGCCACCAATAGCACCAGGACTGGCTGGATTAAATTGTGTAATGGTTGTGCCGGCTGTTACACGACCATATGTGTCTACAGTAACCGATTGATATGTGCCTGCTGTTGCTATACCACTTGTAAGATTAACTGTTGGAATAGCACTAGTGCCTGCCACTGTTAATGTTGTACTGGTAACACTGGTCACAGTACCACCAGGATTTGATGAATTAACTGTAACAGCACCAGTTGAGGCATTTACTGACAAGGTCACATTGGTGCCTGCTGTAAATGTCAGTGTGTCATTTAAGTTTAAGGCTTTGGTATTTGTGCCATCAGTCACACTCAAGGTGGCATTTTGAAGGTTGGTAAAATTACTATCGCCTTCGGTCCAAGTAAGGGCTGATCCTTTACTGGCTCTTGTAACTATAACTGGTTTGGTCATTGGTTATTCCTTAGGCGTATTTGGTAATTTCAAGGAAATTCTGATAATATCCACTACCGGGTGCGCCGGCTTGGAAAACAACAGTTTTACTACTTGAAGTTGTAAATGTAAATGTAAATGACATTGCGTATCTTAATGAACCAATACTAAAAGTTGTATAATCGGTACTAGCATCATATGATCCACTTGGACTAAAAGTATTATTATAAGTTGATTGAAGAACACCATTTATACCGGTATCAATAAATCTAAGATAATATGTAAATGAATCATCTGATTTGACCGGCACAGTGACATAATATGATCCTGCTGGAAATGTCATAGCAATACTAGAAACGGTACCAGCACCATTATAATTATAACTATAACTATTTGAAGTTGTTATACCAGTATTATTATAAATGGTAGTTATAGTTCCATAAGAAGATTTAGAACCATTAGTATAAGCATTAAGATAAAATGCTCCTGTTGGAACACCAGAACTAACAGTGGCCCAACTTAAATTACCCGCGCCATCGTTGGCCAAATAACCTGCGGCATTACTAGGTAAACTACTACCTCCACCTACTGTTAGGGTTTTTGTAGTGGGATTATAAACAACACTAGCACTACCACTGGCAGTGACTGTTAATTGATCATTGAGATTAAGTGTACCTGAATTAGTACCATCTGTTATTCCAACAGTGGCAGATTGTAAATTGGTAAAATTACTATCAACCTCTGTGTAGGTTAACGGTGAGCCTTTACCTGCTCTAGTTGTTATTGTTGGTTGTGACATTGTGACTTGCTCCACTTATAATTGTTTTCTACAATACTCTAGGAGTCCAAGTCTAGAATACTGGTGTACTCAGCCTGAAAGGGGCAATGCCCCTAACAGGAATTAAATTAAAATTAATTTAATGCTATTGTTAAATTACCACTAGTGATCTGGAATGTATCACCTGTGTCAATTTGTTTAGCAGTTGTAACAGCACCGAAGAACAATACATTACCTGATGTACTTGCGTCCATTACGGCCACGTGCGTGATTGAACCAAATGAGGCTGTTGCTGTTGGGAATGTAACAGTTGCGTTGGTAGCTGATGAACTTGGTCCTGCTCCAGTTGATGGGCTTGCGAGAGCGAATGTTACAGTTTGACGAGCATAAGCAGTACCTGAAGTTGAAACTTCATCTGTAATAATACCTTGTTGTAGGTTAGCTAATGCGTTACCACTTGTGTTGTTAAACAAAGCCACATAGCGTGTGCTAGGTGCTGAATAACTTGTTGATGTAAGTACGTGATTTAGTACTTTTGCTTCTAAATATGTTGATGCGGCTGACATAAAAATCTCCTTAAGGGTTTTGTGAATTTGTTGATCGATCGGATCACAATGTATTTAGTGAGAACTTAAAAAAAACCCTAAAAACCCTAGAAATCTATCAAAAAAGTTTCAGTTCATTAAATATAGAATGGAAAATAAACTGGTAAAAGAATTTATAGAAGGTGTGGCCAAGATCAAACAGGATAAGAATCCCACAGCTGGATTTGAATTGGTCAAGTTAAAAGACCGGGTGGGCTTGTGTGAAATGGGTTGCGGTGAATTGGTTAAGAATCAAATTATAGAAAGACGCAAATCATTTACTCCTATACCACATTGGAGAACTTATTGTAAGAATTGTCAATGTTTTTTACATCCAGATGGTGAAACTATTGTTAAAGGAGGTCACAAGATTCAGGCCATTTATTCAAGCTATTTTAATGAAAGAAATAAATAAGTGTGTTAGGGAGATCGGTATTCTCCTCGAATACTTGTTCTGACAGCCAAACAGTCATTTGGCATTCTCCAGGGTTACAGCCATTACCCTAAATTCTCTGAATATCTCCCTAACATCTTTATACCTGAATGGAAATCGCCCACCACAAGTGGGCTTTTTCTTAGGCTGAAATTAATTCACGAGTCTGAGGATCAACCAAATAATTAAAATTTCTAGTGTTATTTGAAATAGAATCTACTTCAATATAATCTACATTGGTCCAATTAGCCATTAATGATTCAAAATTTTGATCTGGCATACAAACAGCAATCACTCGGTTGGTTGTGATATCATAGATACATTTATACATTATGATGTTCCATTAAATTTGGTTTCGGAGGTAATTAAAAATAAAGCATTGGTTCCTGTACCACCATTGCCTCCATAATCTCCACCCCAATCAGTCTGATACTGAAAATAAAAATCCACCACTTGTCCTTGAGTACCTGTCCAAAAGCTATCTAAAAAATGATCTTCATACAATTGGACATTAACATCTCCAGTAGTTGCTAAACTTGTATTATTAATAATAGATCCATTAGTTTTAAGTACAATAGTAGAATTTTTTTGTACTCCCCACGGATAATTTGTACCACCAATATTAATTGTGGGGTGTCCAGTACCTCCCCAATTGACAGAATAATTAGTATGATATTGTCCAGTATATGGCAATGTTACACTATGACCCAAACTAATTTCATAAAAACTATTACCTGGATGTGTAGCATTAATGATACCAGTTTGAAAAGAATTAATGGTCAATAAACTTCTTGCCGCCGCCGCATTTTGAGCTTGTATAGCACTATTGCTATTATAAGGCACAATACCACTGGCACTGGTAGCATTGGTATAGGTCAATCCACTGGCGTCATATACCGTGGCATCATATTCCAAAGCAGTAATGGTCAATGTAATTGATCCATCATTGCCATCATTTTCATCAATAGTAATAACTCTAAATAATTTGTTGGTATAACCATACATATCTTCAGTTACATCTATAATATCACCTGCTTTTAGTCCAATGGCACTGAAATCAGTTGTGATAGTTATGACCTTGTCCACACGATTTTGTTTCAAGGCAATTTGACCCATAAATTGAGCCTGTACTGGATTGTTAACAAGATTGGTCTGTAGGCTTAGATTGTTGTCATTTTCATTGGGGAATCTCAAACTAGGATCCAGTGTTAAGTTGGCATAATCTATATCACCAGCTAGATCTTGTAAAGGATATTGAACTGTTACGCTGTTATACAATTGGTCGATACCAGTACCACTGATTGTGATATTGTCAATAATGTTTGAATTATCAAATGAAAACACACTTGAACCCGTATTGTTAATAATAACGGCCCATTGTCCCACGCTGACATCATAACTGATCCAACAGCCACTGGCCTGGCACAAAGCATCTATATTGCTTAATACATTCTTGCTGGTATCTATAATACCGTTGATAACGAATGATGATTGTTGTGGCATTGTTTAATCCTTAATATGGTTGAATAATAATTATTCCATTAAATCCATTTTGACCTCTAGCATATAAAGTTGTAGAACCATCACCTCCTAATCCACCTGATCCAGGAGTATTATATATTGTTCCATAAATTTGAGTATATGTCTGACCATAAGATGGTCCTGAGTAATTTAAGATAGCTGTTCCACCAGGTTGACCACAACCATAAGTTACAGAAGTTCCAGTAATATTTGAACTGACTCCTGGTCCGGCTGTTCCGCCGTGTGCTGGATAATAACCGTCAGTGTAGGTAGCAGAACCGGCATCGCCTCCAGGACCACCAGCGCCAGCTGATCCACCAGCATTAGCACCAGTATGTCCATATTGATCAACATTGGTACCAGGTAATCCACCTAAATAACCATTACCACTGGTACCCGAACGACCATTACTAACTTGGTCCCAACTAAGACCGCCACGGGCTGTATAACTCATAAAAGTAGAATTTAATCCACCTCCATAATCAGTCCAATTTCCACCTCTACCAACACTTAATGAATAAGAATTATTAGTTAATGCGATTCCACTATAGGTTAATACTTCTCCACCGGCACCTGGAGCACCTGCGGATGGTCCTGGCGATGCCGGCTCTCCAGCGGATCCTCCACCCACTAATAATACTTTTAGATTTGACCAATACAATAAATCAGCATCTATTGGAGTCCAACTTGTTGCGGAGGTACTAGTAATTGAATATGCGGTTCCAACAGTTGAATTATAACCAGCATAAGTTAAAGTTCTTTGAGCATTAGTAACTTCGGCAACTCCATTTTTAGAAATACTAAAAGTATAATTTATCGAACTTGTAGTTTGATTTTTTACTGGATAATAATAAACAGATTGAATAAATGCTGTCGCCCCAGATTCTGTACCAGTATAAGTTATTGAATTTCCAACTAAACTGGTACTTGTTCCAAAATTACCAGCATCAGTTAATGTAAATGTAACTGTATATGTATCGGTTCCAGGTGATTCAACAATAGCACCTGTTGGTAATATTTGAGTTATAATATTTCCAGCATAGTATGTATTAACAAAATTATTAAACACGTGACTTGAACCAGCTGTTATAGTAATAATAATTGTTGATGTTAATGATGCGCTAGTGCGTTTTAATTTTAATCCACTTGTATTAATAGAACTTGTTGATTGTAGATTTAACACACCTGGTCTGATACGATTAGTTACTTCAGTCAATGTACTAGTATCGAATAGTGAACCACTAGTTTGTTGTAAATAACCACCAAGAGTATTCATTGCGGTTGCGGAACTGATATTGGCCTGTGCCTTGGTCCAAGGTTGAGCAAGACAATATAAAGAAAAATGACTTGATTCTGTAGCAATACCTGTAATACCAAATAGATATCCACCATTTGCGTATTCTGTAAAACGACTAGTTAACGAAGCTCGTTGAGTTATAGCAACAGAGGTAGTCCAAGTGACAGTTCGTGTTGATTCATAACCAATATAACAAATATAATTAAAATTAACATTATATCCTGTAGGTGCGTGAATCACAGCATTTTTAATCACATTCCAGTCTGCGGCATTCTGAATATTGCTGATTCTATAAACACCAGTTCCAATGTTAGTTACTGAATATCCACTGGGTAATGTGGTCCAAGTAACTGTGGCTCCTGTGGTAGCACTGACATCCACTTGAAAATAAACACTTTCAATACTAGGATTTACAATGCTAGTGATGTTTATACCTGGAACTGTTAGACTTGTTCCACCCACAGTATAACTGGTTGCGGTATTGGTTGGTGTTAAACGATCAAATGTAACCTTGCTGGCACGAAGATCGGTATAGGTAACTGGAACCGCACTGGCTGTATTAAGTTGGCTAAGACTGTTCATACAGTAATTATCGAAGAATTAATCCCCGCTCCATATCTTGCGTTGGTCATATAATCCTTAAGAGCATCACCAGGTTGATAAATTGGATTACTAACATCAAACTGTAGTGTACCAAGTCCAGTAACACCTGCGGTCTTGTTGTAAGTAACTTCTACAATGGCAAATACCAATTCATCTGCGGTATGATTGGTAGTCCAGTTAGGCATAATATCCCAAGCGGCTTGGCCATTGCCATCTCCATTGGTAGCACCACCATACCATTGTGCTCGTGTGATACAAGGTGCTCTACTTCCTCTATTGTACAAATAAACTTTGTACAAAGGATTACCTGAACTATCTAATAAACTGGTACTGGTTTGACTACTGGGATCATATAAGGCTGTTACCACACCCCAATCACTTGATCCAAATCCAAATACACATTGTTGACCATTTAGATAGACATTATTGAATTGAACATTGCCATAGGTATTGTCTGTGGCTTCACATATGGCTATGGCAAAATACATTGTTTTGTTGTCACCAGTCATATAAGCATCGAATATGCGACCACCCAATACAGCCTGACCATAGACCACGGGTATAGAATTCGAGGTATCGGCATCCAGTTGTTGTTTTACCCCCGGATCAACCGTGGCTGCGCTTGTGCTACTGGTGGCCGTTGAGGCTGGAGGATTAACACTATTCACAACCTTGTTCAATGCCCATCCTGCTACGGCAGTTTCAGCAATGGTACCAATAATGCCCCAACCACTTACCGCCCCAACAATGCTGGCGCCTACATCGATAATATCATCTAAGAAACTCATACAGGTGCTCCAAAATCGAAATAGGTATTTTGAATAGCTGTTACACGATCCATACTTAGGTCATTGGGAAAGAATTTCTTTTGACTAACTGAATTGGTTAATCTGCCTGATATCTTTTGCCCCATAAAGTCCACATTAGTTCTACAGATCAACAATAAGGTATTACTGGCAATCTTATTTCTCACATCATAGGTTTCAGTCAAACTGTAATTGTTTACATAACCTCTATAACGAGCCAGTACATTATCACCGGTCGCTTGGTTTACATTGATTACAGCACCAGTTGTGGGGTCAAAAATAGCACGATTGATTTCAACACTACAGCCTTTGATTCTACTATTGACGATTTGAAAAATGCTTGAATTGGGAATACCACTTAGACCAATTGTGACTTCATTGGATGTAGGTGCGAGTTCACTACGGCTGGCAGTAACACTTAAAAATCCACCCATACCCAAATAGGTATCACCATTATAGGTCAAATTATTGGTCAAATTGAGGTCACTAAAGGTCAATACTGTACTAGTTGGAGTATCACCGGGATTGAGAACATAATAAGGTACAGTGATCTTGATCAATAGATGACTACGAATAGCACGATAATTTTTTAATGGAGGCGTGTAACTCATTACTGTGGTACCTCAACAAACACAAATGGTCCACTCCAACTCACGCTGTTACGAGCATATAAACTCCAGTCAGGAAATGTGACCATATAAACAGTCCAACTATCTGGATTACTTGGAATGCTGGCATTGGCACCATAATACCAGGCCTGGCCAGGCGTGCTTATGGTAATTGTTTGTTGTGTAAAACGGTCAGCGGCTTCAGTTGCGGCAATAAAATCTTTAATGTCAGTCCACAACATACCATCTGGCACTTTAACTGTAAAAATTTTAGGTGCTAAACCACGACTCACAGCACGAATACTTCCATCTCTGGCCTGTGTTTGTGCCACCATATGTTTTCTGTTGATAGCGATGGATTCCGCCTTGTCTATAATCCATTGAAAAGCACTAGTAGTCATTAGATATTCCTATTTGGTAATGATTTAGCCCCTTGCTGGCTAATAGCATAAATGAATGTTGGATCAGCGGCAATCATCTGCTTGAAACTTAAAGCATCTACAGCATTGATGTTGTAGGTAATGTTGGTTGCGGCCTGTCCATTGTTTAATGCGCTGTTGGGGGTAACTGTCATACCAGCGGCACCGCTGATAATCTCAGGACCTTTTTCTCCCACTAGCACTGGTTGATTGGTTGGAATTGTACCACCATCAGCAAATCCTAGCATTGATCCGATAGCGCCGAATATTCCGCCGCCTCCACCACCTCCACCACCTATACTAAACAAGCTGGCAAATAGACTCTTGATATTGCTACGCAAGATATCTTCGGCGATAGTGGCCAAAAGATTTTGAAAACTTAATTTGCCTGTCTTGGCAAAATCCACAATGGCATCTTCCATTTGTGTTGTGGCATCGGTAAACAATTTCTTAGCATTGGCAGCACCATCATTAGCTGTTTGTACATATTCAGCAACGGCACCTTTCCAACCTGTGATCCATTCCATTGTTGTATCCTGGCTTTTCTTTAATGCTTCTTGTTGACTTGTAACCATACCATCGATACTGGTTTTGAATTGTTGGAACAATGGATCGCTGGCAAGATCACCACCAGCACCTAGAGCAACCTGACGAACCTTGGCGTAAATTTCAATTTGTTTATCGCCCCATTTTTGTATTTCATATATTTTCTTTTCATTACTGGACATAGCCGCTTCATCAGCTTGTCTTTGATATTCTTGTATATTGGCTGTGGCCTTTTCTTGAGCGTTCATTACTTTTAATCGCTCTTCTTCAGCATCTTTGGCGGCTTGTAAAGCTGGTAATTGATTTAGGAATTCCTGTCTTTGTTGACTAGCCAAGTCCTTCATTTTTTCTAGTTGAGCAATTTCACCAGAATGGTCTACACCGCGCTTATTGGCCTGTTCAACTTCTAATTTGGCAATTTGTCCGTCTAAATTGAGAATAGTTGATTTATATTTGCTTTCATTTTCAAAATCTGCCATCTTGGCCGCTTTGACTGTGTCACTAGCACCAACTAGACTAATTTCCAATGCCAATCTCTCACGGGCCAAGGCATTGTTCTGTTCCATAACAGCATATTGATTCTTGAGACTTTGTAATGCTCCAGCATTTGGATCTGCTGTTGGAGTGCTAGGGCTTACTAATGAATTGGCATCTTTGTTTTTTTGAACAGCACTGGTATTGGCATTGACCATACCAGTTAATTTAGCCCAGGCTTCACTTACTGTGGAACTTAGAGTATTACCTAATTTGGTATAACCTTCACCTACTGTTTCTGTTTGGCCTGTTAATTTTTGATAAATGGCATAAGCAGTAGCGGCAGTAGCGGCTATCGCGGCAAAACCAGCTATGATTGGGGCAAATTCAACTAATAATGCGCCCATACTGACAGCTAGACCGGCAACCGCTTCGGAAATGAGAACAAATGTTTTGGCAATACCTACAGCAGTAAGGCCAATAAACACACCAAGCAAGGCATCTCCAGCTATTTTGGCAATGCCCATCTTGTCAGCCAGGTTGACCAACGCACTAATCATATTGAGAAATGGTGCTAATAATGCTAAGATTTGATTTTTAACATCACCTATAAACACAGCAAAACTGGCATAGACCTTTTGAGCGGCATCAGCCCCAGCAGCCGCATCAGCCATCTTGCCTCGATTTTCATCTAACTGTTCACTTAATGCTTTGAAATCAACGCCTTTGAATTGGCGACTTAATAGTTCATAGGCAATTTGTGCTCGTTTGGCAGGATCTTCCATATTGCCAAGAGCTTTGACAATCATATTAAACACTTCGGCTGGACTATGAGTTTTCAAATCCTCCATAGTAATGCCAAGAGCAATAAAATCAGCACGAAGTTTTAAATTACCTTCAACAGCATTTTCAGCTGACTTTTCTAAGAATCCAAATGCTGTGGCTAGATTACCAACATCCTTACCAACACTAGAGGCCGCACGGCTAATTTCTAGCATTGATTCAGTACTCATACTGGTACTGGCCGCTAGTCGACTCATTGCGGCACCACCTTCTACCACACTAGTGATAAATGCGCCAAGACCAATAGTGCCTAATGTGCTACCTAAACTTTCAAATAGATCTTTTAATGATTGGGTGCTACCACCCATATTGTTCACGGCTGATTGAACATCATTACCGGCCTTACGAACCTGATCACTAAAATCATTCAGTGATTTGACAGCTTCATCTAGATTCTTTTGAAAAAGCGTGGTATCAATGGTTAATGATACTGATAGGTCATTGGGTCCGGCCATCTTAGATTCCTAATTGTTTAATTCTACGAATAATTTCTTGCTTGGCAAAATCAATTGTGGGTTGACTCATACCTTGAGGTGCTTGTGTTGAACCACGCATTTGTCCATCTCTATATCCACGCCCTGCGTCTAACACAGCGGCGTATTGATAATTGGCATCGATAGTGCGATTGTTTCTAGTGGTACTGGCTCTAGCATTACCTGATTTAACAGGAGTGGTTTGTACAAACTTGTCATAGATGGCGGGCATAGCTTGATCAATCATTTGATTAAGCTGTGTTAAGGTAACAGTTAATTTTTTTACATCAACGGTCATTGTCATTTCTGATTTTCCTTACGAACCTTTTCCAACATCTTCAACATCTCAGCTTCACTTGGGCGAGGAGCACCTGTTGTTTTACCCTGGGCCTTATCATTCAAATATATTTGATGTTTCATTGCTACATCTAATACAAACAAATCGAATGTGTCGCCTCTTGTCAGTGCTTCACTGGGCAAACAATGATATCTTTCAGCTAGTCTATCTAGAGTTAAAACTAAAAGAGTATCCTTGTCGTCCCAATTGTGTTCCTCGCCTATTATTTTCCCAAGCTGGCAACAATCTTAGTAATGGCTCTCATTAGAACTGGACCTGGCAAACTGATTTCGTCAGTTAGAATTTCCTTACCATTTTCATCGAGAATCATACGACGCACAACCTCAAGCATAGCTTGGTTGTCAGTACCTTGTGTACTGGCCAGCTTCATAAATGTTTGGATTGGTTGACGGTCATATGTCCAGAATTCCATTGGTTCTCCATAACTGGCAATGGTTTCTTCATCGTCTAAGACTAGTTGAACTAGCTGTGGCTTTGCGGCAATTTGTGATAATTTCATATCTTTAGATCCTTGTTTCTGTTAATAACTGTATTGACCAATAGAAG